ATGATGATAAAAAAAGAGGTGCGAGAAATGGCAGTTAAAAAAGATGAAGCAACAGGCAAATGGATGTATTACGGTTCATACAAATTGAACGGTAAAACAAAGCAATATAAGAAGCGTGGCTTCGAAAAAAAGAAGGACGCTATAAAAGCCGAGATTCTATTCAAAGAAAATTTAAAAGAACCAAACGCAACCATCACATTTAAAGAACTATCTTATCAATATCAAGTATACAGTGAAAAGAGAATTAAGGAAAGCTCATACTTAACGCAGAGAGCAATTCTAAAATATTGGGAAGATGAGTTGGGAGAATGTGAAATAAAAAAGCTTACATCAAACAATATAGAAAAGTTCATTAATAAATTAATGCAATCAATGTCATTTAATTCAGTACTTAACTATTATACGAAATTTAGAGCAGTATTGAATTACGCAGTAAGGCAAGGCTATATTCAAGTGAGTCCGTGCGATAATATTGATTTAAAGAAAGACCCAAACGAAAAGAAGAAAGACATGATGTATTGGACAGTTGAGCAATTCAACAAGTTTATAGCGAATGAAAATAAGCCTGTATATCATTTATTGTTTATGAATCAATTTTATATGGGAATGAGAATAGGTGAAACATTGGCTTTACAGTGGAAGGATATTGATTTAATAAACAATACCATCAACATACAAAAGACATGGGCAGAAACATTGAGAAAAGCAACAACGCCAAAAACAAATAATAGCTATAGATTAATTACTATGCCACAGTTTCTATCTGATGAATACAAGATATTTAAAGAGAATATGCACGCAAATGAGGATGACTATATATTCGGCATGACAATACCTTTTTATCGTAGTTCGGTTAGAAGAGAACTGAATGAGACTATTAAGAAAACAAATATCAAGTTACCGCAAAATGAGCAGATACCTATTATCAGAATACACGATTTAAGGCACTCCTGCGCTTCTTACATGATTAATAATATGGTTACAAATGGAACAGTGAATTTCTCAGTATATGACATTGCAAAAAGACTAGGAGATAACCTTGATACAGTGCTTTCAGTATATGCTCATTGGCTACCTCAAGCCGATAAAGGTATTGTACAATTTATGGAGAAAGACAAATTTTAGAACTAAAAATTACCCTTGAAATATAGTTATATTCGTAATAACCTTAGAGTTATTAAAAACTATAAAGAAAGGGGGAAGCCACGTGACGAAGTATGAAATGTATGTATTAATTAATAGAATGCTAGAAGAGTTAGAAGAAAAAGAAGTGGCAAGAGTTTATGAGTATACTCAACGGATTTGGATAAATTCCACAGATGAAAAGAGCGATTAATTTCGCTCTTTTTTATTTTAGTTTGGAAACCATTGAATTTCTTTAAATGTTGGTACATCATCAGTGTTCCCTGTCCAATCACAAGTGATGACAAAGCCCGGTTTCTTATCGTCTACATATACATATCCTTTTACTGCATATGAATTATCTTGTTTAATCCAATCAAAATTTGAAATTTTATCTAATTTATCTATTTTGAAATTTGTATGCAATGTGATTGCTATTTTTACCCAATCATATAAAGCTTCTTTTTCTGCTTGTGTCATAATAACGGTTCTAGGCATTCTAGTAACTGAACCATTTTCATAGAATACTGTTTCATCCTTTTTAACAGTGCTTACAGTATCATCTTTAATATTAAAGGTAATATCAGTATCTATATATTTAATTGTGCAAGAATCATCATCTAAATACGTGATATGAAGTTTTGATTTTTTGATTCCTAGTTCTTTCGCAACGGATACGATAGATTTTACTTCTTTTTCCGGTACATCCCAATTTTCTGCAATTTCTTCAGTGTATGTAAGCTTTTTTTGAGGTTCACTAGGCATAATAGCAATAATTGCATAAAAAACGACAATAATAATTGCACACCATAGTAATATCTTTTTCTTCTTACTTCCACCTTTTTGAATAGGTGGTGTTTTAGTTTTGTTCCGCATTGTCTAATTCCTTAATAATTCCATAAATGAAATCTAATAACCTTTCTTTCGTTTCTTCACTTGATTTTAGATAAGCCTTGATAAGTGGCTTTTGGTTTGGATTGATTTGGTATTCTTCTATGAGTTCGTCAATAGTGTTATCCGGTACATCCAAGAACATATCACCTTTACCCTCAGTTAACCAAAAGTAATCGGCATTAAATGTTCTACAGATGTTTTTTAGAATGTAATCATTCATATTTCTAACGCCACTTTCATAACTTGCAACAGAATTTCTAGAAACACCAATTCTTGAGCCAAACTCTGTTTGAGTTAAATTTAATGCATTCCTTAACTCTTTTACTCTTTCTCCTGTAGTCAAAAAAATAACCTCCTTTATTTCATTTTATCATTAAAAATATAAATGTACACAAAAATTACAATTTATGCTTGTAAATGTACACAATGTGTTGTATACTATACACGTAAGTTACAAAACATTACAAAATATTACGAAACATGGAGGACGCAAGAAATGACAAACGAAGAAATTATCCAAAACACAAAGAAAACATTAGGAATGGGAGAATTTGAACCATTGCACACTTTCCAAAAATGGAAAGAAATGGGATTCAAATTGAATCAAGTTGAAAGAATAGCTCCTACAAATTAGTCGAAATAAGCCGAAGGGCTTATCTGCTAGAGTTGACCTACTAGCACTGATGATGACAGGTCATGGAGGTGAAACAATACTAGACAAAAGAATTTTTGAAGCCTTAGGCGAACTACAAAAGAAAGGCTATGAGCTTTCAGAATTTCATCAAGGATATATCGCTTGTATCTTAGATGAATCGAAAAGAGGTGAGAATCATGACTAAAACATATTTCGTAACCTTCGATGTGACTGCAAATGTCACATTCGAGGTTGAAGCACATGACAGTGTAGAAGCAAAAGAAATTGCTAATCACTTGGATGTTAGAGATTTGCAGGAAGTAAATAAAATCAACACTTGTGAATCTAGAATGGAGGTGTATGAAAGTGATTATTGAGTATAAAGCGTTGCTTAATAAGGATGATTTGGTGAAATTATTTGGAATGGATGAAATGTCAAAAGGAGGACAAAGAAACAAGGCAAGTAAAATCATGAAGTCGGTTAAAGAGCAATACAAAAAAGACAACGGGATTGATTGGAAAGATACATTTATTTATAAGAATGTATCACAAAATGTAATTCCAACAGAGACATTTTTAAAGTGTTGCCCTGAGTTTAGGAAATCATTTAGGAGATAAAGACATGCAAGATATAAGAATGAATGCAATACATGAGGATGAAATGGAGTTGAGCATTTATCCATTTGATTCAAAACGAATACATTTAAGCAAAGAAGAAAAAGAACTTATTAGAGAACAAAGGTATCAAAAAAGAATCACAAATTGCGTAAATGTAATTCTAATTACAACAATCGTGATTCTACTTATTTCAATAGCTTGTTTAGGTAAGTCGTATGCAATGTTATTTCTATAAAAAAGAGGTGCGCACCCGACAAAAAGTACGCACACACAAGAAATGACGTTCTTAAATTAAGAACACATACATTATAGCAGATAAAGGAGGAAAACGGAAGAATGAAAAAGAATAATGATATTAGAGAATTAGCTAAAAAAAATGGAGTGTATTTGTATGAAATTGCAATGGAGTTGAATGTTTCAGAATCTACTTTCATTAAAAGTTTAAGAAAAGAACTTACAGACGAAAAGAAAGAAGAAATAAAGCAAATAATCAATCAATTATCAGAATAAAAAAGGAGAAATAGAAGATGGAAGAAAAGAAAAGCATTTATGAGAAACTTTCATTAATTCAGAATGAAATGAAAGTCGGAAAAAATAATTACAACAAATTCGGGAAATATAACTATCGTTCTGCCGAAGATATTCTTGCAGAAGCTAAAAAGATTTGTTGCAAGTATAGAACAACTTTAATTCTTACAGATGATATTAAAGTTGCAGAAGCTAGATATTACGTTGTAGCAAATGCAATATTAATGGATTGGGATTCTCATATAACGGTAGAGGTTACCGCAATGGCTAGAGAAGAAGAAAATAAAAAAGGTATGGACGCTTCACAAGTTACAGGTTCATGCAGTTCATATGCTAGAAAGTATGCGTTAAACGGTTTATTTAACTTAGATGATACAAAAGACGCAGATACAGATGAACAACATGAAGCAATTCAAAATGCACAAACAAAACAACAGAAAGCCGAAAAAAATGACAAGTTAGATGAAATTCGTATGCGTTGCTTTAAAGCACAAAATGAATTACAGAAGCTAGGAATTGATACACATTCAGAAGCGTTTTGTGAGCATTTAAAAGCAGAATATAAAATCAGTTCACAAGATATTCCTAATCTAAATGGAAACGGTCTAGTGGCATTAATTAAAGCATACGGAGCTATTTACAAAGAAAATGCGAAAGCATAAGGATGAAAGAAAAATGGAATTAGTAAACGTAACAAATGGACAAATTGAAATTCAACAGGAAGCATTAAGTAAATTGAAATCATTTCAAGAATACAAAAAGGAAATGGACAAATTAGAAAAAGATATTAAGAAAAATATCTTAGAAGCTATGGAAAAGAACGGTATCAAATCATTTGAAAATGATGTTGTAAAAATTGCATATGTAGAACCATACACAAGAACAACTATTGATACAAAATTAGTAAATGAATTAGGTCTTATGCACCAATTAGCAAAGGAAACACAAGTTAAATCTAGTGTTAAGGTAACTTGGAAATAAAACGAGATAAGTCAATCTTACAAAAAGATATGTCTAAATGCTATGTATGTGGTTCAACATTGAATTTACACACGCATGAAATTTATTTCGGTACTGCTAACCGAAATAAATCAATTGAGCATGGTTGCTATGTACGTTTATGTGCTAGACATCACAACATGAGCAATGAAGGAGTACATTTCAATCACAAATTAGACATGAAGCTAAAGAAGGAATGCCAACAGGCATTTGAAGAAGTAAACACAAGAAATGAATTTATGAATATATTTCATAAGAATTATTTATAGGAGGTAAATATGCATTCATACAATGTGATTAGGAATCAAGAATCATATCCTAGAGAAGTCTATTATTCTCAAGCTAAAAGGATTGAAGAGCTTGAAAACTATATTATGGATGAAAACTTTAATCCGTATCAAGATTCATGGACGGATGTTAAAAGAATGGAAGAGCTAGGAATTACAGAAGAACAAAAGGAATTGTTCAGACTTCAAAAATTTGAAGAAATGGAGCAAATGAGATTTTGAAAACGAAGTTGATAGGTAACTTCATCCGAAAATCAAGAAATGAAGATGGAAACCTAGAAATAACATTTGAATTAACTGAGCCAATATACGAATCATACGCTCAGACACTCGAAAAAGGGGCATATAGCGTGATTATAGATTCTGTTAAACATTTACGTACGAATAATCAGAATCGGCTTATGTGGGCATTAATCAAGGAAATAAGTGAAAACGAAAACGCAAGCTACAACGATACATGGGATATGTATTGCGAGTTTTTGAGAATGGCAAAAGCTTTATATACATATGTTTCAGTTTTGAAAGATGGTGTTGATTCGTTGGCTCAAGCTCATGGAGTTAGAGCGGTGCAAATATTGGGTACTGAGGTTAGAGACAATGGAAACGAATTTGTAAATTGCAGATTGTTTCTAGGTAGCTCACAAATGGATACAAAGCAAATGGGAGTGTTAATTGATTGCATATTAGATTATGCCGAACAACTAGGAATCAGTACTCAATATTATTTAGACAAAGGAATCAAGGTGGAAGAAAATAAAATTTGTAATTAAAGGAAAACTAGATGGATTGAATGAATATATTAATGCTTGCAGAACAAATCGTTACAAAGGAGCAGAAATGAAGAAAAAGAATGAGCGATTAGTTATGGCTTATATCTTACAGGCAGTAAACTTTGGCGAGGTTTACGAAGTTAAAAAATACCCAATTAAATTAAATATTAATTGGTATGAACCTAATTCAAGGCGTGATGTTGATAACGTAACATTTGCAACTAAATTCATTCAAGATTCATTAGTTAGAACAGGAATTTTAGAAGATGATTCAAGGAAATACATTAATCAAGTGAATCATTCAGTATTTACGGATAAACAAAATCCTAGGATAGAGGTAGAAATCATATGAGAGAGCAAGAAATGGCATTAAATGTAGCAAAGCAAATTTATTTTGATGAGTTTAATTCATTTTACTTAATTGCAGAAACTGAAGAAGATACAAATGCAATTGGCGTGTATGAAGAAATGTGTACTTGTTATGACATTACAGAGGAATTTATGTATAGATTAAATGAGTGTAATAGATACACAAAAGAAGGATTAAACAAAGAAAGAATAATTGCAATATATAAAGCGTTGCGCAAAATTGACGGATATTTTAGTGATAAAAGAATCAAATGCTATATCGAATACACGGACAAAATCATTGATGAAATTCTAAAACAAGTCGTAGTGCTTGGAGGTGAGCAAAATAGCAGTAATTAGAATTATTAAGAACAAAAACTATACAGTGATGAGCAATACACATTTAAAAGATAAGCGCTTATCACTAAAAGCAATAGGCTTGTTAAGTATTGTTCTTGGTTTACCGGAAGATTGGCATTATACAGTAAATGGATTAGTTGGAATTGTAAAAGATGGGAAAGATTCAGTTGAAAGTGCAATTAAGGAATTAAAAAAGAATGGATATTTAAGAGTAGAGAAGATATATCCTAATGAAAATAGTAATAGGATTCAATATCAATATACATTCTTTGAGAATCCTCAAGAGGTGGATTTTCAACCCCTTGAAAATCAAGGTATTGAAAAGCAAGGTGTTGAAACTCAAGTACTTGAAAACCCCTACACTTATAAAGATACTAATAAACCAAATACTAATAAATTAAATACTAATACACAAAGTAAACATAAATACGGTGAATATTCACACGTGTTACTTACAGATAAAGAACACACACACCTATTAGATTTATATGGTAACTCATTAGATGAGCATATAAAGATATTAGATGAGTATATTGAAACGAGTGGAAAGAAATACAAGAACCATTCACTAGTGATTCAGAAGTGGGTACATGATGAATGGATGAAAAGAAATAAAGATAAGCCTATCACACTTGATTCAAAGTTTTATGCAGAGCAGAACACAAAGACGGATAAAGAGGTACAAGATGAATTTAATAGGCTTAGAGCACAACTATTTGGAGCATAGAAAGGTGATTAAATAAATGGATTACATGATGTTAGAACCGTACACAAATGAATTTAAAGGGTTTGTGAGCGATAAACAAGTCAAAGAAGAATTAAATCTAACAGGACTACAGTTTAAAAGATTCGTGCAATTCTCAAAGCTTTATAAAGGTTTCTTATTAATTGAGGATGAATCAGAAGAGAAATCAAGTAGGATTCAAGAAATGAGTCAATTGGTATGCGAAGGAAGATATGGACGTAAATATTACGTAACTACATTTGGAAATGCTTATACAGTTAAAGATGGAAAAAAAGCACCTTTAAAAGTTGTGAAAAAAGGTTTAAACACTTATCAAGTTAAGATAAATGGTAGATATAAATCAATGTCTAGATTGATGTATAAAGCTTTCATAGGTGATTTAAAGAACAATGAAGTTACATACTTTGACGGTGGAAAAACAATAAATCACATTAAAAAAAGCAGTAAGTCAGAACATTGTAGAAGGTACGCAAATTTTAAAAAAGTACAGGTTGGAGATAAGGTTTACAACAATGTACAAGAATGTGCAAATGATATTGGATATAGCTATTGGACTATACAAGAAAAGCTATATGGAAGAATACAGAATGATATAGGTGTTAGATACGTTGATTAAGGAGGATTAAGAGTGATATTAAAGAATGTATTTATTAACTGCATTTATTTATTAGTTGGCTCATTTGCATTGATGGTTTCAATTGTCATCATACAAGTTATAATTGAGCACATTATAGAAGTAATTAGAAGATTTAGAAAAGAACGAACATTGATGAGAATTATTAGATTGCGTGAAAAAGAAATTTTGAAATGTACAAATGCAGATGAATTAAATGAATTAATGAAAAGGATTGAGCATAAACATGAGTAAATGTAACAAATGTAAATACGAATATCATCCAATGATTGCAACACCATGTGTGTTTTGCAGAGAACAATACGGTGAAGGTAGTCTAGGATATATAACGTTTGGTGATAAATTCCAACCAAAAGAAGAACAACCAACAACTGAATATAACGGATGTAACGATTGTTATTATGAATGGTTAGGTGAATCAGGCGCTCCTTGTTGTGAATGCAAACATCGCTTTGAACCTGGAACAATGGCACGTTTAAAAGCAAAGGATTGTTTTAAGCCTAAAGAAAAAGAACATTCATCAAATTGCACAATATCTAGTGAAGAACGCAATAAAACATTTACGAATGGGAATTACGGATTTGAAGAAATCGACATGGTCAATCATCCACCACATTATCAACATGGAATTGAACCTATCGAATTTATTGAATCACATAACCTTAATTTTAATTTAGGTAGTGCGGTCAAATACATTGCAAGAGCACCTTATAAAGGTACGGAATTATTGGATTTAAAAAAAGCAAAGTGGTTTATAGAAAGAGAGATTAAAAGACATGAAAAATAGTGATGTTGAATTAATTAAAGAAATGTTACAAATGCAAGCTAAACTCGATAAAGCAATCATGGATGAGTATGGATTAGACAAGATTGATGAAGAGAAGTTATGTTTTGCTATTCTAGATGAAGTCGGTGAATTGACTCATGAATTAAAAGGAAACTGGTGTTGGTGGAAGAAAACGCAAGCTCCTGTTGATGATAATAAGGTGCTAGGTGAATTAGTTGATATTTGGCATTTCGTATTAAGCTGGCAGAATCATTTCAATCACGGAGAAAAAGGGATTGAAAATACTTGTATGGTTAAAAGAAATTCAAAAAATATATTAAACCTTATGAGAAATCACGAGTTTGGGTTAACGGTAGCTTTTTCTGATTTAGTTTCATGGAAATGGAACAAGTTGGAAAGATTAACCGCAATAACTGAATACCTAGGTTTCACGATTGAGCGTGTTTATGAAGCTTATTGTAGCAAGAACAAAATCAACTATCAGAGATTGAAGGAGTGGTATTAATGTGGATTAGAAGTCAAAACAGAAAGATTTTAACAGAGATTCATGATGTAGAAATTGATAGTGTTAATCAAATATGGGGTAGTGGGTCTTTTGTCGGCGAATATTCAACCGAAGAAAAAGCTTTAAAAGTTTTAGATGAGATTCAAGCAATTGTTGAAAGCAAGCAGTTTTGTGTGGTTGATAATGTAGATTTTGGAAATTACGTACTGCATAATGGTGTTCAAGTTTATCAAATGCCACAAGATTGGGAGGTAGAAATATGATTCCAAAAGAGATAAGAGAAAAAGTCGAGTTAGTAATAAAGTTTAGTGATGAAATAATTGAGTATCTTAGACGTGAATATAATTTTAAAGATGATTTTGATTATTTAGATATTGTTAACGAACCGGGTGGAAAAAAGTTACAAGATGGCAGTTATGAATTTTGGTACAATGACTATTATGACATTGTGTACTATAGATATTATCCAATGGACAATGGTAAATATTTAGAAATTATGTACAGAAAGTAGTAGAGATAATATGACAGAAAAAGAATTATTAGAAAAAAACAGATTCACAAAAGAAGAATATGAAAAAATGATTAATGAGCAATGGAATCAAATGTTTGAGAATGATGTAAAAAAAGAACAAGAAGAAATTGAGAAGAAACTGAAAAAAAAGCAAAACGCAAGTTTGAGGAAACTAAAGAAAGCGTTACAAAACAAAAAAGAAGTTGATGAATTTGTTAAGAAATTAAAGGAGCAAGAACAATGATTGAAGAAAGAATTGATAAGTTGATTAAAACGTATCAAGGATATATTGATGAGAATCAAAAATTAATTGAAATTAATAACACCATATTACTATACCGATTAAAGCAAGAGTATGAATATTACATTGAACTTAGTGCAAGAAAAATTGAAGAATTACGAAAAGAAAATGAACTTTTCAGAACATTTATTGAATCGTTAAAATATGCAAAGACAGGAGAAAGAAAATGTTAGAAGTTAAAAAACTGAAAAATTTTATGAAAGAAAGAGGCATACAGGAAGGTGAACAGTTTGCAATGTTGCCTCTTACAAATTGGTATATGTTTGATGATTGTTTTGGACAAATTATTGGATTGTTTGATGGGCAGGAGTTAAACGAGAATTACATTGTCTTAACAGACCGTCCATTTAAGCTAAAATTTGAAGATATTTTAGAGAAATATCATTTTGAAAATGGAGAGGTTGTAGAAAATGATTAGATTACAAAACAATTATGCAATCACTTCTAGCAGTGGTTCATTCACCCTTGTAACATTTGTAAAGGGTAAAGATAAAGAAGGAAATGAGATAGACGTACAAAAGCCTATCTCTTACCATACGACGCTAGAATCGGCTTTACAGAGCTATTCTAACAATCGTATAGCGGATTTAGTTAGCAACTTTGATATGGATTTAAAGGATGTTAAGAAAGCTATTGACGAATTAAAAAAGGAGATAAAGGAATATGAATAACAAGCGTGAGAAACAATGGGAAGAATTAAGAAAAAAGAATCCAAAATTAGCAGTGGAGTATTCAAGAATTTACATCACTATGGATAAAGCTCAAAAACATTTTAATAATTTTAAAAAAGAATGTAACGATTGGCTAGATAACATTTATAAGTTGGAGATGGAACAACATGAATAAATATCAAGAAGCATTAGATAGAATTGTGAACACAATCATGGATGAAGAAGCAGACGGATATTGGGAACCAAGAACCGCAGGAGATTACTGTTGGAAATCAAGAAACATTTTGCAAGAATTAGTTGATAAAGAAACGCCTAAAAAGCCGGTAGAAATACAAGATGATATTTTTGGAGATTACCATCTAGTGTGTCCAAATTGTGGACAAGGTGCAATTGTTATTGCTACAAGAAATGATGGAAAATTGTATCCACGTTGTCCATTCTGTGGGCAGAGATTAATAGGGGAAGATAAAGATGAATGCTAGAGAAATGTTTAAAGAATTAGGCTATGAATGCAAACATATTAAACAATGCATTTATTATAGAAAGATTGATTATTCTTTTATGAGGGTGGTTGCAGAAATCAAGTTTGATTTGAAAAAGCGAATTTATTATTGCAATTGTGGTATGGCAATTAGAATCCCAAATAAAAAAGAACAAAAAGCAATCCAAAAGCAATGCGAAGAATTGGGGTGGATTTAAATGGAAATTAAAGAAGGAAGATTAGGATTGGTCGAAGGTAAAGCAGTAGCATTTGACTTTGATGGAGTAATTCACAAATATCGTGAAGGTTGGAAAGATGGAAGCATTTATGATGAAGCTAACAAAGATGTTATCGAGTTGATGTTGCTTCTAAAATTATCAGGTATTCCTATTGTGATTATTTCAACACGTGAACCCCAACAAATTAAAGAGTGGTGGGATAAACAAGGATTTGTATTAGAAGCCAAAGTGTTAGGTAAGAAAAAAATGTTTCACAAAACTTGTGATTATGTAGGTATCACGAATCGTAAAATTCCTGCTCAATTATATATTGATGATAGAGCTTATAAATATGAAGGTCAGACCGCAAAACAAGTTATTAAAGACTTGACTGTTTTCACAGAATTAAATTAGGAGAAAGAAAATGATTGAAGATAGAATTGATACATTAATTGAGATGTTCCAATGTCAAATTAATGGTGCAAACGAATGTCTAAAAGAAGATATCAGAGCTTTAATTAAAGCTGAGCAAGACGAATTTCACTTTTATGCAGATAAGAAAAATTATCTTAGTGGTTTAACGAAAGAAATCAATGATACTGAGCAAAAGGTTAATATGATAAAAGAGTTTTTAGGTCATCTTAAACGGATTAAGCAAAAATGCACAACAAGTAAATGGATTCCGTTTACTTTTGATGAAGAAGGTATACTTAATTGTGAATTACCCGATATTGGTGAACGTATACTCGTATCTGATACAGAAGCTATGTATGATGATGAAAGTATTTGGATTGATTCATGGGATTCGCCGGATTGCGGTATTTATGAACTTGAAAGCGGTGAAGATTTAAAAGGATTAGCTTGGATGCCACTGCCTAATCCATATAAGGGAAATCAAAATGAAAATAACTGCTAAAGGTATGTTCAAAAGATTAGGCTATCAAAAAGAAAGAATACTAAACGAACGTTTTATTTCATATAAAAAGCCTAACGGAACTAGTTTCTGTTATATTCAGTTCGATTTAAAGGAAAAAACTTATAACGCTCATTACTTTGACTCAAAAGGATGTCATCCTCAAATTTTAAGTGCCAAAGAGATATTAGCTATTCAAAAACAAATTGAAGAATTGGGAGGTGAATTTACTTATGAATGCAAAACAGATGTTTGAAAAGCTAGGGTATAAAAAATGTGCTTTTGGCGATTGTATTTTCTATGAAAAAGGAAGTATTATGCCTCACATAATTCAATTTAATTTAAAAGATAAAATTTTTTATTCGTATATGGAATGTGGAATGGCAAATTCAATAAAAATTTTAACTGCAAATGAGTTAAAAGCGGTTCAACAACAGATGAATGAATTGGGGTGGTCATGATGAGTGCTAAGGAAATGTTTGAAAAATTAGGATATGAATGTTATGAGTGTGAGAGTACAATTCAATATTTAGCAAACTATGAAATTGTAAGTAAATCAAAAGAGATTACATTTCTTTTGTTATCGCATTCGTTCTATGCACAACATTATTTCAATCCGTTAAATGTTACTGTTGATGAATTTAAAGCCATTCAACAACAATTAAAGGAATTAGGATGGTTAGAAGAAGAAACTTGCACCAACAAATCAGAATTTGATTCAATTGATGAATTTGAATGTTCTAATTGTGGAATTGTATTGAGTGAGTATCAACAAATTGAAATTGATGAAGATGATGGAAAAAGGTTCTTTTGCGATTACAGACCTAAGTATTGTCCAAATTGTGGAAGAAAGATTATAGAGGAAAATGAAGATGAATGACATTAAAATACCTTCAATTGAATTTGTTCGATTAAAAAAAGGAATAACAGAAAACGAATTATATAATTACATGGTAGAAGAAGATGATGATTATTGTAATTATTTAGTTTATCTGAGATATAAATATGACTTTGAAAAAGAATGGGATTATTCGGTTCAATGCGTATCAATAGATTGTTGCGAAGAATGTTTAAATTGGTTAGATGATTGGTATGAAGGTCAACAAAATGTTGAGTATTTGGCTATTAGTAAATTAGGAGGAGAAAAAGAATGAGTATAAATGTAGCAATTATTTGTGGGCACTTAACTAAAGATGTCGAACTATCAAAAACACAAAATGGAAATAGCGTAGCAAAGTTCACGGTAGCAGTAAATGGATACAATGATACTACAGATTTTATTAATTGTGTGGCATGGAACAAGCTCGCAGATATTGTAAATATGTATTGCAAGAAAGGTGATTTAGTTACGGTTGAAGGAAGAATCAGTGTAAGAAATTATGAGAATCAACAAGGGCAGAAAGTGTATATCACTGAGGTAGTAGCTAGTAACGTGCAATTACCACCTAAAAACGCTTCTAATGGGCAAAATTACAATCCTAATGTAAATACATATCAACAACCTAACCAAGCAAATAACAACACTTACGGCGTTAAAAACACATATACGCAACCTAGCTTAACACAACAAATTGCACAACAAGAATATAATGATGGAAGTGATTTAGATATTGCTTCAGACGATTTACCATTTTAGGAGGTGGCACTAATAGAAATGAATTATGAAGAAAGGATTAAAGAGTTAATTTCTAAGAATGACAGATTAGGAATGGCGAACATTGAGCTTAGTCAGACTTTAAAAGAAAGAAATGCAACAATTCATAATCAAACACACGAGATTAATAGGCTAAAAAATAAAGTTGGCGAATTAGAAAATAGATTAATGAGGATGTATACGTCATGAGTACATATGAAGAAGTTAAAAAACATTTTCTATGCGAATGTCAATCTTATACATACTATGAGCAAAAGATAGCAGAGCTACAAAGGGATGAAGCAATTTATCCATTAAAAGCCGAGCTATTCTTGGCTCATGCAGATTATGCAAGAAGAATGAATTATGTAAAAGACAAATTAAGCCAACTTGATGATACGACTCGAGCCATGATTGAGTATAGATATATAAAGGGATTCAGTGCAGAAAAGACATCTAATATTGTAGGTTATGCACGAGAAGAGATTCCAAGAAAAATAAATAAGAACTTGAAGAAAGTGCTCACAATGTGAGCATTTTTTCATGTAATAATTGTTTTAGCAGGATAGAGCAGTAGTAGCTCACTAGTCTTATTAGCTAGAGGTCGAACGGTGCAATTCCTTCTCCTGCAACCATGATTACAAAGCCTATCAGTAAGTCCTTCCCAAATTAGATATTAAATACCAACAATGGCATACAATTAGGCTTTGATATATTACCGAGCATTTGTCTCGGTTCTTTTAATAATAAGGAGGAGAATGAGGAATAAATGGAGATTATTAAATTAAATATCAATGACATTACACCTTATGAAAAGAATGCAAAGATTCATACTGAAGCACAAATTGAGCAAATTAAGAAATCTATTCAAGAATTCGGAATGAATGACCCAATCGCCGTATGGGGTAAAAACAATACCATAGTTGAAGGGCATGGGCGTTTAGAAGCCTTAAAGCAATTAGGCTATACAGAAGTTGACTGTATCAGACTAGACCATTTGACAGATGAAGAAAGAAAAGCCTATACGCTTGCACATAACAAAATCAACATGAATACAGGATTCGACATTGATTTGTTAGATGAAGAATTAGACAGTATCGAAGATATTGATATGTCTGATTTTGGATTTACCGAGCAAGATATTGATTGGGATAATGTAGAAGATTTAAGTGATGATTCTTATGAAGAGCCTCAACATGAAATGTGGAAATGCCCTCAGTGTGGACACGTAGATAGAAAAGAACACTTTAAAGGAGTTCGTGACAATGAATAAAACTACACCTAATTGAAAATATTTCTAAGCGCATTAGAGGTGCAACGAGGTAAGAAATCATTATGTAGAATCTTAGTCGAGCAAGGCATTCAAATGAAATATAACCTTATGTCTTATTACTACCTAAGAAAGAATTTAAATGACGCATATTTCATAAAAGAGAACAGTCAATTAGTAATTATAGACAGTGGAGCACATAGTTTCCAAAAGGGTACAAAAGTTGATTGGGTAGAATATACCAAGCAATACGCAGAATTTATCAAAGAATTTGATGAGGACAAGGTTGTAGGATATTTTGAAATGGATGTAGACAACATCTTAGGTTATGAAAAGGTATTAGAGTTAAGAAAAATATTAGAATCTGTATCAGATAAGATTATTCCTGTATGGCATAAGAATAGAGGAATACAAGACTTCAAAGATATGTGTAAGAAATATCAAGGTAAGGTTGTAGCAATTACAGGATTCAAGAATGAAGATATTAAAGATGAACAATACATTATGTTTTTGAAATATGCAAAGAAATATAATTGCAAGGTTCATTGCCTTGGTATGACAAGAAAAAAGATATTAGATAAAGTTCCATTTGATTATTGTGATTCTAGTTCATGGGTACAACAATCAGTTTATGGGCGTATCAATGGGGTGGGCAAAGTATCAAGAGAAATGTCAAGGACAAATAGAGAACAAGTAATGATAGAGAATTATAAGCAATTTATGCAAATGCAAGAAAAATATGAACAAAAATGGAGGAACGTGAATAAACAGAAATAAGACGATAGCTTTTAATGCAGTAATGTGTGCATTGTATGTTGTAGCAACGACAATTAACCCAATCGGATATGGAGTATTTCAATTTAGAGTTAGTGAATTAATGACAGTGTTTCCTGTTCATTTCAAAAAAGCACGTATCGGATTGCTTTTAGGAGTAGCAATAGCAAATGCAATGAGTCCGCTAGGCTTTATAGATGTATTTTGTGGAACATTAACGGCAGGACTATTGTATTACCTAATTGATAGACTACCGGTACACAATTACATCAAATACATTCTATATTCATTAGAAGTAGGATTAATTATCGGTTGGGAATTACAGTTGGTATATCATATGCCATTTGTATTAACATTCTTTACTACATTTATTCCGGAAATGATTCTATGTATTATCGGTGATTTATTAGCAAAGAAATTAAAGCATTATGTAAGTATTGATTAGAGGTGATAAACATATGGCTATGCCAAAGAAGAACATTAATCAAAAACAATTTGAACAACTATGTCAAATTCAATGTACAAAAGATGAAATCTGCTCTGTGTTAGATGTATCCGACAAAACATTAGACAGATGGTGCAAAGAAACATATGAAACGTCATTCTCCGAAATATTCAGACAAAAAAGGCAAGGAGGGTGTGCAAGCCTTAGAGCAAAGCAGTGGAAACTAGCTTCTAAGAGTCCTGCTATGGCTATTTTCTTAGGTAAACAGTTCTTGGGTCAAACAGACAAAGTAGAAACGCACTTTGACGCTTCAGAAGTAAATGCAATTAATAAAGCTATGATTACAGATGTAGCAAAAGAAAGAAGAATTGAAGATTTTGAATAAGCCTGCGCCTTTCAATCAAAAACAATTAACTTATCTTAAAAGGACATTTGATTCATGGCTTAATGTTTTAGAGGGCGGTAAGCGTGGAGGGAAAAACGTACTCAACACATACGCTTTCTGCATTGCATTAGAAACACATCCGGATAAGTTTCATTTAATAGCAGGAACAGATACATCATCTGCACGTGTTAATATTGGAGATTGCAACGGATACGGCTTACAAAACTACTTTGCGAATAGATTCAAAGTAGGGAAGTATGAAGGCAAAGATTGTTATTACATCAATACAAAGGTTGGAGAAAAGGTTGTATTCTTTGCCGGTGGTGCTAAGAAAGGCTCAGAGAATGCAATACATGGTTATTCATATGGAATGGCATATGTAACAGAAGCAAACCTTTGTTGCATTGAATTTCTACAAGAAGTAATGGATAGAACGATAGCATCAAGCGATAGAAAGATATTTCATGATTTAAACCCCAAAGGCAAGAATCATTGGTATTACACAGATTTCTTGAAATATCATGAGGAGCAACAGAATAAAGATTCTACATATGGTTATAACTATGGGCATACCACCTTAGTTGACAATTATTCTTTAAGTGATGAGCAGATAAGAACGGTCTTGAAATCATACGATAAGAATAGCGTTTATTACAAAAGAGATATAAAAGGGCAAAGGGAAGAAGCCGAAGGACTTGTATTCCCTTATTTTGCTAATGATTGCAAACCTTACCTATTTAAATATCAGAGTCTAAAAGAAAAGATGAAGGAAGAAGGGAAAAGGTTTAGTCATTTAATTATTGGAGTTGACTTTGGAGACAATGGTTCGAAATATTCATGGCACTTAACAGGGTTTACAAATGATTGGGACTATATGTGGGCACTAGATGAGGGAGATATGGAGAAGTCAAACTCAATTGACGCAACAAAGTTTTGCAAAGCGTTTGTAAGATTTTATAAGCGTTGTATTGAATGCTATGGATATGTAGAATGGATATTTCCGGACAGTGCTTCTAACACGCTAATAAACACGCTTAGAGCTTATTTCTACGCCGAAGGATTAGACGGAAGTATAATTGCACCAGTTAAGAAGAATGAGCTAACAGACCGTCCTATAACGGTTGATAGCTTACTTGTAACAGGTAGATTAAAAATAGAAGAACATTGTAAGAACTTAATAAACGCATTGAGCGAATTGGTATGGGATGAAAAAAAAGACATTCCAAAAGATGAGAACGTAAACAATATCAATGATGATTGGGATTCGTTCTGCTATACATTTATCACACATAGCAAATATATAGATTTAAGGAGGTAAGAAATAGAAACATCTAACACACGTAGACCGTGGTTTCAGAATTACCTAAACGACAGAGGGTATTATGTAGATACAAATGCAATTCAAATTATTGAATTGTGCAACAAGTGGTATACAAATACCGAGACAGAATTTCATACGGCATACACCTTAAACAATGAGGAATACACGCTAGATAAAACAGACTTTGCAAAGCGTTTATGCGAGGATGACGCAAACCTTATTGAAATCCTAGATATAAACGCTACAGAGGATAGCGTTACAAATGACATTATTTCAGATATTCTAACAAAGAATAGGTTCGATGTAATGTATAGGAAACAAGTTGAGCAAATGTCTGCAAATGGTACAGTAGGAGCTTATGTGACGGTATCAAATGCCGAGATTTACGAAGATGGTACATTCAGTGGAGGAGAAATCAGAATCAACTATTGTGATTCCATGAATATCCTTCCACTAACTGTTATTAATGATGAAATTGTGGAAGTTGCTTTCGTTGGAGTAAATTATGAGAAATTAAAAAAAGTATATGTGATGGTCATGTTCTTAAAAGGACAAAATGAAAGATACATTGCAGAAACACATTACTTTAAAGAGACAGGCGAAGAAATAAAAGACCGTGCTCAGATTGTTCAATTAGATGTGGTTAAGCCGTTTGCAATTATGAGAAATGCAAAGGTAAACAATTTACAAATGCAAGGCTACGGCTTGCCAAAGATTTGGAGTGCAATTGCTCCACTAAAAACAATTGATTTGACGATGACAATGTGGAATAGAGATTTATTAAAATCGGATAAGATTGTTCTTGTCAATGAAGCATTAATGCAGAAAGACGAGAATGGAAAGATTAAAATGAATCCACAAATGAAAAAGATATTCGTTCAATTAGGTAGGGACAAGCTACCGGAAGAAAAAGCTTTATGGCAAGAATACAATCCAACAGTTCGAACGGCAGAAGTTGTTCAATCACTAGAAACGGCGTTAAGTATCTTATCAATGATGTTTGGATTCGGTACAAAGAAATACACGTTTGAAAGTGGAAGAATCGTGACGGCTACAGAATATATTGGTGAGAACCAAGACGCTATGAAGGAAGTAAATTCACAACGTAAAGAATCTACTGCATATATTCAAGATATTATTCAAGCAATAGCATACTTCTATGAATTAACACAAGGCAGAAAGCTTAATATCAATTCATTAGACATTGCTATTGACTATGATGATACATATATCGAGGATAAACAAAGCACGGCACAAGCATTAAGGAATGACGCACTTACATTTGATATTCCAAGATTAAAGATTATGTATTTTATGAAGCAATATGGCTTTACAGAAGAAGAAGCAACGGAATTGTTGAATGAAGAAATTCAAGATGATGGAGAGGAGGATGAAGAAGAATAGCAACTACATATTTTCCATTCGTCTCAAGAAATGGTGATAGATTAGTATTATATGACGCTTTCAGAAGATTGTTCTCAAGCTACTTTACAAATGGTGTGTTCGTAGATGATTCTAGTTCAGACCATTTAAGAGTTGAGAAAGCTCAAGGCTTAACCTTAACAGTTAAAGCAGGACGAGCAAATATTAATGGAGCGTTCTATTGGCAGAAAGATGACGAAACCATCACACTAGAAAAGAATAGCGCTACTAAAAGCTACAATATTATTCTTAGATTGAATGATAATGACGCATACAGAAACATTACCTTAGTAGTAAGTGATATTAATGATGGAATCACAAGAAGTGATTCTATTTACGATTTAGTATTAGCTACGGTTACAGTAACAGGAAACGCAAGTGAAGTTAAAGGTTCAGATATTACTGATACAAGATTAGATTCTACACGTTGCGGAGCAGTTACAAGCGCTATTAAAAGCGTACAATCGTTGGATTTATTTACTCAAGTTACTGAGCTATTCAAAGAAATTAAGGCTCAGAATGAATCTGAAATGAATGCAAATAGAACAGAGTTTAATGATTGGTTTGAAACTGTAAAAGATACGTTAGACGCAAATACGGCAGGAAAACTTTCTAACAGAATTTCAAACATTGAAAAGATGATTATGGAGAACCATTTCACTACGATTCTATTAACAGAAGATGGAACACTAGTAGATGAGAATGGTCATGAGATTCTAGCAGATTGGGCGTATGAAGTTGATGAAGGTGAAGTAGGTAAAGATTGGACTTACAAGGTGAAATCATGAGACAAGGAACAACACCAACAATTCAAATCACAATAAACGATATTGATTTAAATGAAATGCAGAATATCTATGTGGTATTTGAACAGAACGGATATATCTTGAAAAAAGAATCAAGTGATTTAGACATTGAAGGAAATGTTATTTCAGTGTTGTTAAGTCAAGAAGAAACGCTCAATTTCAAAGAGGGTACTTGTAACATTCAATTAAGAATGATTACAAAAGGAGGAGTTGCTATTGCTTCTCCTATCAAGACAACAAAGGTATATAGAGTATTGAATAAGGAAGTGATTACATGATTCTAATGCAAGATATTCAAATGAATATACAAGATGAATCAGACAAGCTTCAAATTGAAATCAATGAAGATAAAGAAACATTAACTTTAGGATTAGATGAGAAGTTTGTTGAAGGTACAAGTGATTACAACAAGCTAAAGAACAAACCTAAGTTAAATGGTAATGAAATCATTGGAGAGGTTGAAGAAATAGACCCAACAGTTCCAACGTGGGCAAAAGCAGAAACAAGACCGGTATATACTCCGGAAGATGTTGGAGCTATGGCAGAAGGTTCTGTAACATCTGTATCAACAACCGAACTAGATGAATTATGGAATAGTCTATAGGAGGAAAAAAGAATAGCTATTGAATATTTAGATAAGAGTGGATTGACACTCTTAATCAGTAAAATTAAAACGGCGTTAGGTGGTAAAGTTGATGCCGTAAGTGGTAAAGGCTTATCAACAAATGACTACACAAGCGCAGAAAAGCAAAAGTTAAGTGGTATCGCAAGTGGCGCTCAAGTGAACGTGATTGAGTCTGTAAAGGTTAACGGTACAAAATTAACGCCAAGCTCAAAAGCCGTAGATGTTACAGTGCCAACAAAAACATCACAATTAACAAATGACAGTGGATATCAGTCGGCAACGAGCGTTGAGTCAATTATCACGGCTAAAGGGTATCAAACGCAAGCACAAGTACAATCGTTGATTAATTCGGCAGTAGGTAATATTACATCTATTAGATATGAAAAGGTAACGAGCTTACCTGCTACAGGTTCAAATGGTGTGATTTATTTGGTTGCACATTCACACGGAACTCAAGATATATATGATGAGTATATTTGGCTTTCAGAGACAAAGACATATGAAAAGATTGGTAATACAGACATTGATTTATCGGCGTATGTTAAGAGTTCAGAATTAACTGCGATTACTACAAATGATTTAAATACAATGTGGGGTTAGCGTATGTCTTTCGTATTCAAAGACAAAGCTTCTATTCAGTGGCTTGTCAATAGAATAAAGTCTGTAACCACATCACATAACGCATTGAATCAAATGGTGATGAATAATCACTTTACTACAAATTTGAACGCAACAAGCGCTCAAGATTTAGTTGATGAAAAAGGAAATACAATCTTAGCCGATTGGTCTTATGAAGTAGCGGGTGGAGAAGTCGGCACGGATTGGACATATAAAGTCAAGGAGGAATAGAGAATAGCAGGGAAACAAGTAACAGAATTAGACGCATTGCCTAGCTTTACAGATACAAGCTTATTGCCTGTGCATAATGGCACAGGATTGAAAAAAGGATTATTATCGCAACTAGCTAATTATTTAGGAGCAAAATTCAGTAATCCGAATTTATTGATTAATCCGGATTTCAAAATCAATCAAAGAGGAAAAAGTACTTACAGTACTACCGGAGCAGGATGTACGGTTGACAGATGGGTTGGAACAAACGTAAAGACGGTAGTCAATTCAGATGGTACTGTATCTGTATCTTCTTTAAGTGGCACAGGATATTATACGCAACACGAAGAGAATATCTCATATGGAAAGCATACATACTCAATTTATGTTCAAGCAATTACCGGAACAGTAAATGCTTTTTATAAAAGCAAGGATTCACGAGACGTTGGATTAGGAACATTAAAGCAGGGATTGAATGTCTTTACATCAGTTGATGATGGATTTAAAAGCTTTTACTTAAGCGTCGCAGGAGGTTCATCTGTAACTTTAAAATATGCAAAGGTAGAGCAAGGAACAGTAGCAACTACATTTATTGCACCTAACATGGCAGAAGAATTAATTAAATGTTACAGGTTCTTTCAGATTCTGAGCATTGACATGTTAAAAATATCATTTGATGGGAGTCAAGGCTTTATTCCATTTACGCCGAAAGTTAAGATGAGAAGTACGCCAACATTAGGTTATTGGACAAACAAACTTTATATGCGTAAATCCTATACAGATATGACACTCGAAGAATTGGCATTTAATAGAGCGTGGGCTTCTAGTGACAACGTAATCGGTGTAGCGTTTAATGTTTCTTATAATAGAATATCTATGTTAACGCCAATCAATAGTCATTTAGACAGATTCGAATTGGACGCAGAAATTTATTAGGAGGAAGCTATGAACAACGAATATAAAGTATACGTATCCTTACAAGATGGATACATCACATCTATTAATTCAGAAATCTTTTTATCACAAGAAGAAATTCAAACAATGACAGAGATTGACAAAGGACAAGGAGATAAATACGCTCATGCTCAAGGTCAATATTTAGAAAAAGGATTAGTTGATGAACACGGAAGATATAACTACAAATTTGTAGAAGGTAAAGTAATTGAGGTTGTAGAAGCAGAAAAGCCTACAATTGAAGAACCAAAAGCAGTACCAACCGAGCAAGAGAAGATTAATGCACAATTAATGTTACAAATTGCACAGTTAAAAGCTCAATTGAATGGGGTGAAGTAGTATGAGTTATGAATTAATCAAATCGTATTATGAATTAGGCTTATTTACAAAGAATGATTTAGAAATCTTTGCTTCTATTGGATGGATTACAGAAAAGCAGAGAAAAGAATTAATTAAATAGGCATTAAAAGCGTTTTAAAGGGCATTTAAGCCCTTTTTCTATAGGAGGGCATATAAATGTTAAGTGAAGAAGAGCAAAGGGAACAAGAACGTGAAAAAAGGCAAGAAAAAAGGAAGCAAGAACGCCTACAAAAGCAGATTGAAAAAAGAAGAAAACTTGAAGAAAGAGAAAGAAAAAGTGTAAAGCGTGCTAGTGTATTTGAATTAGGGATGATGATATTCGTATCTAATAAAATTCGTGAAGTTTTAGAGAAAAGCACCGAAGAAAATGCGAAATTTAATGATATATTAGCAAAATCACTTGTTGATTTGCGTAAATTTGTAAAAAAAGAATCGAAAACCTTTAAAAAAGATGTAATTAATGAATCAAAAAAGGATTTAGAAGAAAATAAGCAAGGAACACTTGATTTAATCAAAGAAGCAAGTGGAAAACCTATCAAAAAGAAGCTCAAGATGGATTTATATATCAGTCCACAAGACGATACCTCAAAGCGTTGGAAGAAATACATTAAGACAAGTGCGAATACGTATGCAATCGGTAAAGATAAACTACCGGTATTCTTTACAAAGATAATTCAAGAAGAAGTTAAGAATGTAGTAGGTGGTAAATGTACAATTGATGATTCTTGTAGAAAGGCTATTTCTAAACTAGCAGACAGTGGCGTAAAGATTGTTGAATATGATACAGGCGTTAAAAGAAATGTGGATGTATGGGTGAGACAACAAATGCAGTACGCAGAAAAAGAATCATCACAAGAAATTAACAATAAATGTGCAAAAGATATGGGAGTTACTGTATTTGAGTTTGATGCTCACGCAAATGCAAGACCAACTCATAAGAAGTGGCAAGGAAAGCGATACGACACGCAAGGGAAACTATATCCTAGTTTGTATGAGTTAACGCATGGAGAAGAAAAAGACTATGGATGTAGACACTTTGCTCAACCTGTTTGGGATGTTGATATGCCTTACGCTTACACAAAAGAGCAGTTAAAGAATATTGATACAAAGCCTTTCACATTCCAAGGAAAAGAATATGAAGGATATGAAGCTAGGCAGTACCAAAGGGAATTGGAAAGAAATATCAGAGCATTAAAGAGGGAAGTAATCTTATTGGACAATCAAGGCTTAGGAAGTACAGAAGCCAAAATCAAGCTAAAACACGCAAATGCAACGTATAAAGCTTTTAGTTCTGAAATGGGAGACAGAGTTCACAACGATAGGCTTAGAATTGGCTAAAACGCTCACATTGTGAGCTATTATTCAAGCTAAAATATAGTTAGCCAAAACCATACCGGAGAAGATTCGGTTTACAAAAAACTTTAGGAGGGCAAATGAAAAACATTATTGAAATTTTAAAAGAATCAAACATTGAATTAACCAAAGAACAAGAGGAATCAATTACAAAGCTAGTAAATGACAACTATAAGACGATTGCAGAGTTCGATAAGCAAAAAGAAAAGCTATCTTTAGCGGAGAACAATGCAAAGGATATTCAAACAAAGTTTGATGATTTCAAAAGGAGCTATGATGGAGTTGATGTAGAAGAATTGAGAAATAAAATCAATACATTGACGAATGATATTGATACTCAAAAGACTACATACGAAACTCAGATTAGCAAAATGAATCTTGATTCTGTATTAAGTGCAAAAGCTAAAGAATACGGATGTAAAGATTTCGATTTAGCAAAATCACAATTCAACTATGATGATTTGCTTAAATCGAAAGACCAAACAAATGATATTGACAAAGCTTTCAAAACTTTGAAAGAGAATAAGCCAATCTTATTTGAAGAAGAACAGAAAGGACCTACTGCAACAGGAAATATCGTTGGAAGCAGTGGGCAAGGAGAAAACCCAAACGCCGAAGATTTATTATTACGACAAGCAATGGGTTTAACTACAGAGAAGAAATAAGGAGGATTTAATTAATACCAAATGAAATTGCATTAGCTAAAACGTATGTCTCAAATTTGGATGAGGTATATAAGTTAGCTTCAGTTACAGGTGATTTAAATGCAGACGCTACAATGGTACGAGCAGGAGCAAACGCAAAAGAAATCATCTATCCACAAATTTCTGTTAAAGGTTTAGGAAACTACGATAGAAACAGTGGTTATACAGGTAACTCAGTTAAGTTAGAATGGAAAACTGCTACATTCGACTATGATAGAGGAACTAAAATCTCAGTTGATACACAAGATAACGCAGAATCAATGAATATTGCATTCGGTATGGCAGGAGCAGAATTAATGCGTACAAAGGTAGCACCGGAAGCGGACGCTTACACATTCGCTAAAATTGCAGGTACAACAGGAATCACAAAGGTTTCAGAAGATTATACAGGTGCAGAAGAGTTCTTGAGCGCATTGTTAACGGCTATCACTAAAATGGATGAGGATGAAGTTCCTAGCGAACAACGTATCTTGTATTCAACACCTACATTATTAAATAGCGTTAAAGCATTAGATACATACAAATCACGTGAAGCTTTACAAGGATTCGCAAAAGTTGTTCCTGTACCTGCTAGTCGCTTCTATACAAAAATCAAATTGTTGAGTGGAAAAGATACAGAGTTAGAGGGCGGATACGAAAAGGCAGAAGATGGACACGTAATCAACTTCTTGATTGTTCATAAACCTGCCGTTATGAAATGGGATAAACACACCGTTTCAAATGTAATTCCTGCAAGCAATAACATTGAATCAGATTCAGATGTATTGAAATATCGTAAGTATGGAATTGTTGATGTATACCAAAATAAGGTAGCAGGTATTTACTTATCTGCTAGTGCTAAGTAATGGCGAAAGAAATTGGATGGGGTTATCCTTCTAAAGTTGAAAAGCCTAAAAAAGGTAAACCTCAAACAAAAAAAGAGGAAGCTAAACCTCAAAAAGAAAAATAGCATAAAAAGGGGGTTGTAAAATGAACAACATTTTAGATTGGGAATATTACAATTCCCATTTTCCTAAATTTGATGAAAATCAATTCAATCAGTACTCTTACAAAGCGGAAGCAATGGTATTGAAGTATGTGAATGTTGATTCTATTAATGAACAGAACGAAAGCACTTTAAAAGATTGTATTTGCGATGTATTAAACAATGTAATCTTTCAAGATTCAATTGATGGTGTATCAAGTATCTCAAATGGTGGATATTCCAAAAGCTTTATAAACACTACACACTCAGATAAAAGAAACACGCTTGAGGATATTATAGCCTTTTGGTTAGGTGATACAGACTTAATGAAAGAAAGATGGATTGCATTATGATAGGATTTTTTGAAGATTCAATCACACTTGTAAATCACTACTATGACACATTGACAAGAGAAGATAGATTTCAAGCTTCTATACTTGATAAATGTATGTGGAGACAATCTACTATTAGAACTGCAAACGGTAATATTCTGAGCATAGCCACATCCACAAATATTACCATTCTATATCGTGAGGGATATGTTGAACCTTACGCATATGCAAAGCTTTCAAATGATGAGAAACAAAAGCACTTCACATTAAACACGGATAAAACAGATTTCGTATTCTTTGGAGAAGTGAAAGAAGATTTATCCACAATTAAAGCAATAAACGAAGCTAAAAAGAAATACAAATGGACAACAATTCAAAGCGTAACAGATTGTACGAATGTCGACATGTTAAAACATTGGGAGGTTGTCGGTCAATAGGAATAAAAGTTAAACTTGATGTTGAATCAATTCCCCAAATTAAACAATCAAGAGGACTTCAAGAACGTGGACGAGTTCAACAAATGATTGACTCCGAAGTCATTAGACTTATGACCCCTTATACGCCTAGAGACACAGGAGCATTAATTAACTCGGCTACAAGAAATACTCAAATCGGAAGTGGATTAGTAAAGCAAGGTGGACCAAGTGCCCCTTATGCTAGACGGTGGTATTACAACAAAGAGGGTGCTCATTTCGTAGGAGGTAAAACAGACCATTGGTTTGAAAAAGCTATGCGAAATGGTGGAGCAGAGACAATCTTAAAGAAAGCACAACAAATGATAGGAGACGGAGAATGACAGTATCAAAAGCATTGATTCAATGGCTATATGGCTATGGAAATATACAGATAGATGAACGTATTGAAACGGATGTTTTAGCGCAACAAGCTATCTCTTATGCGTTGTATAAAGAACCTAACGCAATTGTAAATACATACATTGACGGCTCTCAAATGCGTACTGAATACTACACGTTTCTAGCACGTAGGAACACACAAATTGAAGCCGAAAGGCAAGATAACAATGTTTTTCTAGAAGAATTAGAAAATTGGATTGATGAAAAGAATTTAAGCGGAGAATTGCCACAACTAGACGGAAACAGATATTGCGAGGATGTTTCCGTTTCAAGTGGTTTATATCTATATACAAATGAGGATAGTCAAGCAGTATATGCCTTGACAATTCAAATTAAATACAGAAAGGAGCTTAATTAATAACAACTACAGGGACTGAAGTAAGTACAGGACAAACAGTCAAGAAGTATATGATTGGATTGTTCTTGCAAATGGGAGAAAGTTATAAGCGAATTAAGAAATCTACAACTTTAGATATTTCATTTAACAGTGAAACTGAAACGTATGATTTTATCGCAGATAAGAACCCAACAGAATCATTAAAGAGTTATTCACCTCAAATCTCACAGGATTTGACTATGATTAAAGGCGAAGATGACTTTGAATACATTTACGAACAAATGATGAAATCCGTACCAAACAACGAAGAAGTAAATACAAAAGCTTTACTTGTATTTATGTTTGACGGAGACAAAACTAAAGGCTATAAAGCGTGGGAAGTTGACGCTAAATTAATCTTCGACACATTGAGTGGCGTTGATTCAAAAATCAACTTCAATATTAACTTTGCAAGTGACATTCGTGTCGGTACTGCAAAGGTAGCAGATGGAGCAGTGACATTCACAGAAGGTACATCAGAAGTATAAAGAAAGAAGAGGTAAATCATGAATAGAATCACGTATGAAGGTAAACAGTATGAAATCTCACCAAAAACTATTGAAGTTTTAAAAGCAGAGGATGCTTGTAACGCGTATCATGCTACACATGAAGAAGCATATCGAGCTAAATTCGACTATCTGAAAACAGTATTAACAGATGAACAGATTGAAAGCATGTTAGGTAGCGTAGATATTGAACAAGTAGATTTAATGGAAGTGTTATACATTGCGAATTTAATTGATGAAGAATATTCAAGAAGAACAGATGAACAAGTAATGAAGAGAGCTAGAACATTAATGAACGATAAAGCAATCAAAAGCTTAATTGATGCAAGCAATGCAGTTTCAAAGGTTACGGAAAAGAAATGATTGATTTACGGACAAAAGGCTTGCCAAATAGCATACAATCGCTAGATGGCGAGCCTATTTTATTAAATACAGACTTTCGGTTGTGGATAAGATTCTATGAAGAATTAGAACGATTCAACAATCATGTTGTTGATGAAGTAGATTGTTCTTATTTATTCGCAGATGAACCACCTATCATAGATGAGCATATTTTAAAAGAGTTAGAACGATTCTTATATAATCCTTCTAGTACGCCTAGAAGTGATTCTACAGGCGTTAAGACATTAGACTATGTACAAGATGGTGAATATATTTATTCGGCTTTTATGCAACTTTACGGCATTGATTTAACAGAATGCGATATGCATTGGCATAAGTTCTTAGCATTGGCGAATAATATCGTTGGTGATTCAACTTTATGGGGATATGCAAAGAGTGTTAGAGGATATGAAAAGCCTTCAAAGAATGATACACAAGATAAAGCTTATCAAAGAGCAAAAGAAGCGTGGTCTTTCCCAATCGAATTAACAATAGAGGAGCAAGAAATGAAAGATGAATTCGATTCATATTTTGATGTTTAGAAAAGGAGGTGGCAAATTGAATATCAGACGGAACATTAAAGTTTGATACAAAGATTGATACAAGTGGTCTAGAGAATGGAATAAAATCTGTTCATGAAGTCACAAGTGGAGCTACAAATGCTATCAAAGAAACTTCAAAAGCAATCGACAAGCTAGGTTCTGATGGTTCAAAAGCACCACCAAAGATTAAAGATAAACTTAAAGATTTAAACGAAGAGCAAAAGAATACACAAACAGAAACGCAAGAAACAGGTTCTAAATTTGATGTATTTAAACAAGTAGGAAACAGTGCCTTAGAATCAATTCAAGGTGGGTTTGATGGACTATTAGGAAAGATTCAGAATATTAGTCCGGAAGCTACTGCAATCACTGAAACTTTAACAGGATTAGGCGTAGGAGGTGTCGTTGGTGTTACTGCCGTAGCAGGAGCTATCGGTGGTATGGCATTAGCGATTAAAACAGGTGTTAACCAAGCTACAGAACTAGATGACGCTATGGCTAAATTTCAAGCTCAGACAGGTGCTTCAAGCAATGAAATGAGCAAATTTAAAAACATTGCTCGTGATGTTTGGTCAAATAATTTCGGTGAAGATGTTTCAGATGTTGCCGATATGATGGGCAGAGTCAAGCAACAAATGCAAGGCATAAGTGATGTTGACCTAAAGAACGTGACCGAGGATTTATTAACTTTAAGAGATACATTCGATATGGATGAGAATGAAACTCTTAGAGGTGCTCAACAATTAATGAAGCAGTTCGGAATCACTTCTCAAGAAGCTTTCGACCTTATGGCTACAGGTGCTCAGAATGGTTTAAACAAATCAGATGAGTTAGGCGACAACATTTCAGAATACTCCGGTAAATTCGCACAAGCAGGATATTCGGCAGATGAATATTTCCAATTAATGCAGAATGGATTAGATGGTGGAGCTTATAACCTTGATAAAGTTAATGACGCAATCAACGAAGTTACCACAAGGTTAGTTGATGGAACTATTGAAGGAGCTTTAGATAGTTTTGATACCAAAACACAAGATGTATTTAAGGCATGGCAAGAAGGAAGAGCAACTCAAAAAGATGTTGTGAATGCGATTGTAGAAGATATTTCAAAGACTACAAATGAACAAGAAAAGTTGAATAAATCTGCAACGGCTTTCGGTACAATGGGAGAAGATTTCAACGCCGGATTCATTCAGTCCTTAACGACAGTAGGGAATAAATATAAAGACGTAGAAGGGGCAATGGATAAAGTCAAAGATATTGCAAATGGTGGCTTAAAGAACGCTTTAAGTGGATTAGGGCGTGCATTTCTTGATTCATTTACTCCAATAGGCGAACTTATTACCCCTATTCTTGCAGGTATCATCGGATTAATTACAGTAGCTATACAAGGTATTCAACAAGGATTTGCTAAAGTTGGTGATGTAATTTCAAGTGTATTAAGTAAGATTGATACAAGTGGAATTACAAAATTGACAAGTCAAGTTTCCGAAGTGCTAGCACCTTCCTTTGATAAAGTAAAAGACGCAATCGACAAAATGAAAGTTGCGCTTGAACCTATTGCAAAAGATATATTAAGCAAGATTATTGATGTAATTCAAAACATTGTGAATCAAGCTCAAAAGATTCTAACTGTAGTAGGACCACCGATACTTTCTGTTTTAAAGAAAATCATTTCAACGGTTTCGGAATTTATGCCTTTAATCACATCTATATTGACTATTGTCGGAAGTGTTGTAAGTGGAGTTATTTCATTTATAAATATGGTAGTCACATATACCGGAACGGCAATCGCAACGGCAATGGGATTTATCATGCCTATAGTTCAAATCATTTCTGCAATCGTAGCAAATATTTGGTCTATTATCTTAACAGTAGCAACAAATATTTGGAGTAAGATTAGCGAAGTAATTACTGCGATTATTGGGTTTGTAAGCAATTTATTTAAGACGGTTTCGGACATCATAAACAATATTTGGAGTAAGATTCAAGATACAATGAACAGAGTCAGAGACAAGGTAAAAGGTATCATTGATAATATCAATAAAAATTTCAATAATATCAAGTCTACAGTTTCAGATGTATTTAATGGCATTTGGTCAAAGGTTCAAGGTGTAATGGATAAGGTAGGAAATAAAATCTCAAATGTTTTACAAGGAATACAGAATTCATGGAATGGTTTAAAAGGTTTTGTAAGTGGTGTATTCGGTGGAATTGAAGGAGCAGTTAGTTCATTAGTTGGAAGTGTAAAAGGAATGGTAAATGGTGTTATCGGTGGCATTAACGGTGCAATCGGTATCATCAATAAGATTCCAGGTGTACATATCGGAAGAATTCCTAGACTAGAACGTGGTGGTGTATTGAAACGTGGTCAAATTGGTTTGTTGGAAGGTAATGGAGCAGAAGCCGTTGTACCTTTAGAAAGAAATAAAGCATGGATTCGTGCCGTAGCAAAAGACATGGTACAAATCATGCCAAGCGTAACGACAAATAACAACGGACAGACTATCAACTTCTACAATAAAGCGCAAAGTCCGGATGAAATCGCTAGAATGTTGCGAATGCAAGCAAGATATGGATATGGAGGTGTAGTTCAATAGACATTAACAAAGTAAGAGTTATCGTCCGTAGGGATGATGGCAAAGAGTTTGAAATTGACAACCAAAAAAGATGGAAGATTCCTTCTAGTAGTGGTTTAGATGGATTTGATTATGTAGCACCTTCATATACAACACAAGACAATGCATTCGGAAACGGTGCAAGATTAATCGGTTCACGTATTCCAACGAAAGAAAGAAGCGTGAAAGCTACCTTTAAAGGTTCGCTAGAAGAAAAAAGAGAAGAAAGGGAGAAGCTACGGCGCTTCTTCCAATATTCTCATATATTTGACGTTATTGTTGAGTACATGGGAGAAAAGAAATATTGCAGAGGAAGGTTATATGCGTATAGCTTGCCTACTGCTAACATCTACAAAGATTTAGAGCTTAACTTTACAATCCTATGCACACAACCTTTATTGCTTTCATTTGATGATTTCGCAAGGAATATTGCAGAAATCGGTGAAGGTTTAGCGTTCAACTTTGAAATACCGGAAACAGGCGTGAACTTTGGAACATTCACATTCGCTAGAGAAATCTATATTGATAATCAAGGTGATACAGAAACATACTGTAGAGCCGTTATTGAAGCATTTGGAGAGGTAACAAATCCAAAGCTATTTAACAAGGATAAATATATTCGTGTATTAGATACGCTACACAATGGTGATGTATTAGAAATTGATTTAGTTTCTGAGCCTATTTCGATTAAAAAGAATGGTGTGAATTGTATCGGCAAAGTTGATAGAACATCATCATTCAACGATATGACGATTCAGTTAGGTGAGAATATCATAGGATATACGGCAGACAGTGGAGATACGAACCTAGCTTGCATGGTTTACTATAATGAAAGGTATTTAGGTTTATAATATGTCTTATTTTGGATTAGATAAAGATTTCAATATCGTTACACATCTAGCGCCTTATAACGTGCAGTGGAATCGGCGGTATTATGAAACAGGAGATTTCGAGATTTATATTGATATAGGACAGTATTCAAGCGATATTAAATACATTTATTCTACTGAGGATAAAGAGTTAGGAATTGTTGATATACCACATTATTCGGTTTCAAATAACACGAAACAAATGTTGCTAAAAGGTTCGTTTTTTGAAAAGATATTAGCAGATGATTGTATTTATCCTACATTCTCAAGTAGCGGAAAAATTGTTGATGTGGTCAAAAAGCTATTAGACAAGTATTGCTCATGGGAAATGGGGTATAGATATGATGAATCCATTACCGATAGAGTAGAATTTCAAGAAACAGGAGCAAACCTTGACGAGAAACTTTATGAGCTATTCTATCCGTTAGAATTGTCTTTCCGTATAGAATATGACTATGTGTCAAGTACGTTCACATTCGTGTTGTATCGAGGTCGTGACTTGACTCAGAACAATGTAGATGGAAACAACTTTGTCACATTCTCTACAGAGTTTGGAAACATTGAAGAACCGGACGTTATGATTGATTCTAGTAAATACAAGAACTATGCAATTATTTGTGGTGAAGGGCAATCAGAAGAGCGTATTTATGTAGAATATGACGCTAGAATAGATAAGAATGAAAGAATCAAAAAGTTGTTCGTAGACGCACGTTCTGAACGTATGGGGGATGATATTACACTTGATGAATATAAAAAGGTACTGATTCAAAAAGGAATTGAAAAACTAGCAGATTGTAAGATTAAAGAGAATGTGAATTTCGGATTGAATACTGATTCATACGAATACAAGGTTGATTATGATTTAGGTGATAAGGTGGATGTGATTGTTGCAGAAATTGGTTTAGTAATGACGGCGAGAATTAGAAATATATTCGAGGTCATTAAGAGTGGATATAGAACCTTAGAATTAGAGGTTGACAATTTAAAAATCATGTAAGGAGTGAATTTAATAGAAAAGAACAATGGAGGATTTAAACAAATAACGAGAAGTATGTATTTTCTAGACAAGATGAATGCAATGGGTGGTGTAGCCGTTGCCGTATTAACATACGTATTAGGTGAGCATTGGTATTTATTTGCGTTCTTCTTATTTATGAATGTAGTTGATTACATTACAGGGTGCATGAAGTCGGCGATTAATCACAAAATCAATAGCAATAAAGGATGGATTGGAGTCCTTAAAAAGCTAGGCTATTGGATTATGATTGTCGTTGCGTTCACATTCAGTGCATTCTTGGTAGAGATTGGAAAAATGCTAGGAATTGATTTCCATGTAACTACATTATTAGGATGGTTCGTATTGGCTTCTTTGTGCATTAATGAAGTGCGTAGCATTATTGAGAACCTTGTACAATGTGGATATAGCGTACCTAGTGTATTGACTAAAGGTTTGGAAGTAGCGGATAAAATCGTTAACGAAGACAATGACGAATCAAGTACCTTGGAATAAGATTATTTTAGAAGAGTTTATTAATCTAGCTTTATTAACTAAAGATGAAGAAATGATTCTAAGAACAAGAATATACGGATGGACAGTTAGAGAACAAGCCGACAGATTGAATATGAGTGTTTCTAGTGTAAATAGAATCATCAAAAGAATAAAGAACAAGTATGATGAAGTAGAGAAGTATAGCGCAATCCTACCACCGAGAAAAAGCAGTGAAAAAGAAACGTATCTAGATAAGAATTAAGAGGTTGAAAAACCTCTTTTTTTTGACATTTATCTGATATTAATGTGAAAACAAACTGAGACTGCCTATGAATATAATTAGGAGTGTAAAGAGGTGAGTAAAATGTATAATCCAATCAATGACAGAATTAATAATTTAATGAATCAAAAGCAGATGATTGAATCGCAGTTACAAAACATTCAACAGTTAGCAAATATTCCACCTATTAATATTAACAACCAAATCACGCCTAACATGGGATTAAATGATTTTAATGGTAAGTGGGTCAATAATGAACAAGAAGCAAGGAATATGATGGTGAATGGTTTGCCTAGTATTATGCTAGATAGAAATGATTCAGTATTTTATATGAAATCATTAGACGGCAGTTTCAAGAAATACAGATTCCAAGAAGAAACAGAGCCAAAGAAAGACAACATAGAACAACGCTTAGACAAGCTAGAAGCTATGATATTAGGTCTAGCAAACGGAAGTAATATAAATGCAAAGGCAGAGAAAGAAACGCCTAGAAAGGAGCTTAAAGCGTGAATCCTTTAATGAATATGATGAACCCTCAACAGATGTTGTTGGGTATGTTACAACAAAGAAATCCACAAGCATTTAATCAAGTACAACAATTAATGCAGAGTGGGCAGAATCCCCAAGTATTGCTAAGTAATATGATGGGGAATTTAACGCCACAACAGAAGCAACAATTTGAAAATGTGGCTAGTCAATATGGGCTAAAACGCTAATTGCGTTGAAAGGAGGAAATATAAATGGAAAGCATGAATGGTATTCAACCAATGTACGATTTAGCAGACAGAAACAACAATGAATTTGGTGGTGGATATTGGATTTGGATTATCCTTTTATTCTTACTTTTTGGTGGAAATTGGGGTAACAATGGCAACCTACAGAATGATGAATTAATGAATCAAGAATTTATTAAGCGTGATTTATTTAATACAAATCAAAATGTATCTAGCCAAGGTTTCCAAAATTCAAGAGATATTCTAGAAAGCCGATACACAACTCAATTAGGCTTGCAGAATCTAGGACAACAGAATCAAGAATGTTGTTGTGCAACGCAAAGAGCGATTGATGGAGTAAATACACAGAGCTTTAAGAATACGTGTGATATTACCACTGCAATTCACTCAGAAGGCGAAGCAACAAGAGCATTGATTAATGCTAACACAATGCAAGAATTGCGTGATAAATTAGCAGACAGAGATAGAGATTTATTAACTGCAAACTTCCAATTAAGCCAACAGGCGCAATCTGCTAATATCATTAACACATTGCAACCAACGCCAAAACCTGCATATCTTACTTGCTCACCTTATTATGCATACAATATGACAGGTTGTGGATGTAACCAAATCTAGCTCGAAAGAGATTAGGCAATAGCCTTTGGATTATAGGGTAGTCGAAAGGCTACCCATTTATTTTATATAGGAGGAAAAGAAAAATGATTAATAGTATAGCAACGGCAGTACAAACAGTAGCAAATGGACAAAATGTATTATTTCCAACGGATAGGGTAAGAACAAAATCATGTCAATGTGCTTGTAAAGGTTGGCTTGCTCATGATGTAGGAAGTGGACTATTTACATTGACGAAACAAGGAATTTATGAAGTAGAATATACGGCAGACATCACAAGCGCAACGGTAGGAGTCGCTTCTTTAGAATTAGAACAGAATGGAGAAGCAGTAGGAGGAACAGAATCTCTATATAATGTAGCTACTGCAAGTGCATATGGAAATGTTAGTGGAGCTACATTGATTCAAGTACCTTGTGGAGCTTCTTACACAATTACGCTAGGAAATAACAGTGGCTTAGATTTATCTGTTCAGAATGCAAATATCATCATTAAGAAATTAGCGTAGGTGTATCATGCAAGAGGTTAGAAAACGAAATCTAGACCTCTTAACGGAAGCAATGAGAGGACTAGAAAAAGGATACAATGATTTAGATTTTAGAGTTATGAGCCAAGCTTTAGACAACATCAAAGACATTGATACAATACTAGCTATGAGTGATGGAAGAGCGACTATAAACACATTAAGAACAAATGACACAAATATTGAAGGAACAGAAATTGATGACAATATCGCATTGATGAATAGCCATTTTAGGAAATACATAGAAGCGAAAAAAGAATATCGAAAAGATAACAATGAAATCGATAAGCGAAATTCTATTCGTGAGTTAGAAGCTTTTTTGAATGCTATGTATGGAATCTTAGAAGAAATGAAAACGTCTAGCGACTTTCAAGAAGAAAGAGAAATGGTCAGAGATAAATTAAGAGAAATGTTCTCAGTATATCAGTGATAAAAACCTCTTTTATGTGCTATAATTGGTACATAAAGGAGGATTTTTTTTAATAAATTATCAAAATTTCAAAAATGCCGTATTAGGCAAAGCTTTCGATGTTGATGGCTTTTATGGTGCTCAGTGTTGGGACGGATTCGCAAAGTATATGATTGATTTAGGATATAGAGCAATTCATTGTACTACGAGTCAATTTGCAAAAGACATTTGGAACAATCGAAAAGCAAATGGTATCTTAAACTACTGTAATGAAGTCACAGTTATGCAAGCCGGAGATATTGCAGTATTTAAAGAAGTAGCATTATGGACTCCATACTCACACGTGGCAATTTTTGACCACGACGCAGGCGGTGGATACGGTTGGTTCTTAGGACAGAATCAAGGCGGAAAGAATGGAGCGTTTACACTTTGTAAATTGCCATACAGTGCCACATTCGATACTGCATTTAGACCTAAATGTTTTGCAAATGCACAGACTGCTAAACCTAAACCACAACCAAAAGAAGCGATTGACCAAATCTTACACGTAGGTAGCTATGTAACATCTGTACAGATGAAGATTGGAAATCAAGGATTAAAGAAGATTAATAACGATACTTGCGCCTATTTATCACAGTTAGGTGGTTGGTTCCCATTGTCTATGATTACAAAAGTTCGAGGTTCGGATGGATATAATGACAATGTGTTGCATACTACAAATGCGGTGGTATACGTAGACCGAGTTCGTGTTGATGAAATTAATATTCCGAAAAACCTTGCAAAAATCGGTGGAATTTGGGTTAGTGCTACACCTTTGATTGAAGTAGCATAAATACACACATATTAACACTAGAATCGTTTAACTATTATTATTGACTAAATCGAGCCTACGTATTACACGTAGGTTCTTTTTTTTATTTTCCTAAAAAAGCTCTTTACATGTATATACATGTATGCTATACTATATATGTGGTCAGATAAAGGCAAGGAATTAAAAGAAAGGAGGATAGTCAATGAGCCACAAAAAAAGCAATCACAAAGCAGAGACGGTTAACATCTACTTAGAGATTGCTAAAAACGTTATTGAAATTCTCGCATTTGCAATAACGATTATAAAGAGCTTAGGGAATTAA